TTTAATATCAGCCATGACCGTTCCTTAGCAGGTTCTACCGCTCTTGCCGCCCATTTTCATAGTAATCATCTTGCCTTTGGTTTTACCCTTGGACTCAATGCCACCACCTTTAGCTGCAAAGATAGGCACTTTTTTGCCGTCTTTCATTTTCATGGGCATACCGCCCTTTTTCATACCCATCATGCTGCCTGCCATGTCGGTTTTAGCCATAGGAGTAGGCTTTTTCATGCCGTCCTTAGCCATGCTCATGCCAGCCTTCATTGTTGGTTTGCTCATTTTTGTAGCCATAGTATTACCACCTTGTTTAAAAAGTTCGGTCTTGCCCTGAAGAGTTTCGGGCTTGTTTACCTTTTGCAAATCAGGACGCGAACGCGTCCCACCTTTAAATTTGATGCCTTTATCAGCCGCAGTAAAGTCTTTACCGACGGACTGAGGGACATCAGCTTTCTTGGCAAACGATGCGTTATTAGCTACCGCTGCCATGAAATTGTGCTGTTTCTTACTTGTTGACGGCATTCTTGTGCACCAACTTTTGCACAGTGTCGGTCTCATATATGCGGATACACATCCACACAATACCTAAAAGGCTACCAATTAGCGCAGCTACTGGAGTCATCCAACCCATCACACTAGATAACGTAACTGTCAATGCAGCCCCGTCAGTAATTGCTTTGACTTCTGTTCCATTCATATCAACACATCCTTCCTTTGGTCTTGCCCTTTTGAGCAATCCCGTCTGCTGAGTTTACATATCCACCTTCAGCGCAGTTCCATGCTCTAAGACTCTTGTTAATCCTAGAGTTCGGGTCGTTCGCTGTCTTTGCGGATGTCAATTTCTTTTTCATCCCACTCATACGGGCGCAGAAAGAGTCGCGCCTTGAGCCGCCCTCTGGTTGAGGAGGTTTCAAGTTGTGCCCTTCTCTCTTCGCAGAGGCTCGGCCCTTGGCGTTTAAACCGCCATTCGGGTTCTTGCCTTCCTTGCGAGTCCATGCGGGACTAGCCATAGAATATTGTGATACCTGTTACGGTACCAACACTTGTTGTTAAATGTAGCCCCGTAGAGGCCAATATGCCCTCGCCGGGAATCAAAATATAGAAAGTGTTTGGCGTTGCAAGGCTTGCAATATCCATCGTATAGAGAACGGCGGCAGTAGCGCTTCCGTTTCTAATTTCAAATGTTGCGGCAGTGCTGGCTTTTGGGCTAACAACAATACCTTTCAACCTTGCGCGTCCTACATAGTAAGAACCCGCCGCGCTTAAATGCGCCGCTTGTACATCAGTTTGTTGCATAATTAATCTCCAGTTATGAGGGGGCCGAAGCCCCCATGATTAATTAGACTTGACTTGGGTTAGCAGAACCGTCGCTGTCTTTTACAACATACGTAAGAGTCAAGATACCAGCACCAGAGGTGGCGGTGACGTTAGCCTGTGTAAACGTGATGATTGCATCGCCTGTACCTACGTTGTTACACAGCACAGCGCCAGCAGCGTTGTTATTGCCAAGCAGCAAGTTAACAATACCTGTATTTGTGAATACGCTTCCGTTTGCGGCTGTGTTAATGGCTGTACCATTTACAAACAAAGCATATGTAGGAGTGGTGGTTGCATAAGCAACAGTGGTGTTAAATACAGCGGTCAGAATCTGTGAGCCTGCTGGAATCGTAAAAGCAACCGTAGCTGCCGTAATGTCTGTGTACAAAATGGCTTTGGACTGCGATACGACAGTTGCGCCAAGATTACGAATGGTGCCAGCGGTAGAGCCAGTTGTGTTTTTAACAGTGCCCAACAACCAAGGGCCTAAATGCGTTGCGAATCCCATAAGAATATCTCCATGCGTTATGGCGTATCAATCTGCATGAGGTCAGCCGGACCTGTTTGATACACCGAAAGATTCCGGTTAGTTAAATATACACCAAAAGAAAAGGGAGCACAAGGCTCCCTTCTCAGTCTTTCTTAGGACGAACCGGGTGAACCGAACATTCCTAATGGGTCAGACCAGCCGAACGAATAACGCTCGCGTGCCTTGTAGCGCACGTTGCCAGTATCGAAGTCACCGTCCATGCTGTTTTGCAGCGGAGTACGGATAAAGTGCTTCAAGCCATTAGGCACATCAGTAGTCAAATACCAACCGTTTGTATCGGTCAAATAGTTGTTAACTGTGTAGCCTTCAGGGATTGAACCATTGTTCTTCAACGCATTGATATCGTTGTCAGTAGTGCCAACACGGAGGCTGGTTTCTAACAAACGAGTAGCAACGAACTGGAGTGCTGGTGGAATAATCAACTTCTTAGGCTTTGCAGCAATCAATAGACCACGCTCATCAGTCCAAGCTGCGATTTGAATAACGGCGGCTTCCAAAGAAGTCTCGTTCAAATCAGCCGCTGTAGCCGGGCGATTACTATTAACGCCACCACCAGTCAAAGGATGAGAAGTGCTGAACAAAGAAACGCCATCACCACCAACATAGGCAGCGCTGAAGCCGTTGTTCAAAACAGAAGCCGCTTTGATTTGCTTGGTGTAAGCCATAGCACGAGCCAAACCTTTGGTGTAGCGGGCTGACAAAGAATCGTAGAGGTTATCTTCGATAGCTTCTTCAGTGATCGCAAAGCCCAAGGCGATGGTTTCGTGGTTGTAGCGAGTTGTAAATGCCTCTTGTGCATTGTCATAAGCGATGGCAGAACCCTCGTTTTTGACAGGTGCGGCGGAGAAGCCAGACAGTTTGGTCTCTTCTTCAAAGCTACGCTCAGAAGTTTCTGTTTCGTAAATCTCTTTATGCTGTTCGCCGTAGCGTGCATACTCAAGACCGAACAAAGCATTAAGACCCGGAAGGAGTTCCTTCAGTAGTTGTGCGCGTGAAATAGCCATGATTTAGCTCCTTATGCACCAGTGGCAGAGTAGTAACCGTGCAGTGCTTGGTTAAATTTAACCAATACTTCAGGAAACTGGGTGAACACAATAGTGGATGAGCTAGGAATAGCTGTAACACTGCCGGGGACTGCAATCGCAGCGTTAATCGTAACTGACGTTGCAGCGGCTGCCGCAGCGGTAGTTACAAAAGAACCTGTTTGAATGATTTGCCCATTTGCTGCAACGTAGGCTACATCTGTTCCAACAGGGATTGCGATAGGCAAGCCAGAACCAGTTAAGGTAATAGTTGTAGAAGATGAAGAGCCAGTAGCAGATGTAGTAATAGCACTTTCACTAACAACATCAATCAAACGCAAAGGTAAGGTTGTTGTTACAGGAGTTGCTGAAGGAGCTAAAACTGCGTTAGCAGAGTTACCAGTGGTGGTGCTACCCGTATTGTTAATGGCTGACAGGTTAGTGCCAATCATCGCTATAGCAGCGGAAGCAACAGCAGTGGTGGCGGAACATACAACAGCCTTAAACACAGCATCAGGGTCGTCCAATACATAGGCTTCACAGTCACCAGCGAGGGTGCTTGCGGGCCAGTATTGAGAAAACTGCTTTTGTTTGTTTAGCGGGTTTGTATAAGTACATCCCAAGAAAATACCAACCGTTTGGTTTAAACCAGTGCCAGTAGAAACTGAGGCACGAGTTACATTACCACGCGATAGTACGACGAAATCACCGTAAAAGATGTCGGTCGCATAACCGTACTGGATAGGGTACATACGGGTAGAACCCGCAAATACTTGACCACCAATTAGGTTCTGCGGCAACAGCCCGTAAGGTGCGTTGACAGCAGGATAAGCCATTTAAGACTCCTTTAAAAAGTTAAGAACCAGAACCAAACGTCACTTTTGTCGATTTCTCAGAGAACTTCGACATCCGTGGATCGTTGTCTTTCATAAAATTGTTATCTACAGATTCCATTGTTGCTTTATTGATCCCCGCGAAGTGTGCATCGCGTTGTACCAAAAACTCCGACGGAATACTACAGAGAACCAAACCTCCCACCTCAATGTTGCCTTTAAAGCGACCTTCGGTAGAAGCGTGCATCATCATTTCAGGATAATCTTCTGCTTTACAGGGTTCATATCCTTCTCTTAACTTACTAGAGATGTTTTGTACATCGGAGTGTCCTACCATACTGGTTCTTACCCAGCGGTGAGAGATACCCGGACGCGGATTAGGTGACGGTAGGGTTTCGGGAGCCTGCCACGAAGTGGGACGTTGCATTTCTGCACGCGTTACTGTTGTGTCTAACTCACGAGCCAAACGATTTTGTGCCTTATCGGCAGTTTTTACCTGTTCCATATTTAACCTCTTTTAAGTTTTGCAACCTGCTTCGCATATTCTTCTATTGGGACCCCAAGTCTACGAGCTACCTCGGCTTCGGATGCCTTTAGTTTTATACGATTAGGCGGAGTACTACGTGAGGCCGGAGCCACAACACTAGTAAATTTTTGTGCACGGCGTGGGGGTTCATCATCCTCATCAACCGGTTCTGATACTCTTTTCTTTGGAGGCGGTGTATCTTCCTCATAGCTCTCAGCATCTTCAAAATGCTCAGGGAATCTCTTGCGCATAGTTTTATCTATGGTTTTGAAGTACTCTTCAGTACCAACATAGTCCGCACCATACTCTTTAGCGAGCTTCTTGTCAAGCCCCATTGCTGACATAGTCATCTCTTCATCAACTCCCCACCAATCGCTGTTGGATTTAACCCACTTTTGAGTGCGGGGGCTAAGTGAAGGATTCTCTTGTTTAGCAGGTGTGTATTCCTTTTCTTCTACTTCAATTGGCCTCAACCCTTGGGCTTTATCCAACCTTAAAGTAGCGTGAGCAATTTCTGCTTGAGCGTCAGCAATAGAGTCAACATCGCCAGCCTCATACGCCTCTTTGTACTTTTTCTTGGCATTTACCAATTCCATGTCCGCAGAAGATTGAGATTGCTCAATGAATGCTTTACTACCAGTTGATAGTTGCTGTTGAAGACGTTTGTTTTCTTCAAACACTTGTTTTGCAAAGGTTTCTGCCGCTTCGCGTTCGCGAAAGGCTTCTTCTTTTGCTCGGCGCTCATCGTGGTAACCACGGGTGAACTTCTTGATACGCGCCTGAACCTTCTCGTCGTACGAAGATAACTCGTCCTCCGTTGGGTCTTCAACCGGCTCCTTCATCGGCTTGCGACGTCGGTCTTCCGGTGGGGTATCGTCTTCAATTTCTACTTCAAACTTATCGTCTTCAGCAGTAATATCATCCTTATCAGGATCGGGTAGTTCAAATACATCTTTCATAATTTACTCCTTATGCAGCGCGGGTAATTCCACGCGGATCTTCAACAACGGCCTCTACTGAGGTATCCGCAATTAAGCGAAACTCACGACCGTGAATCTTCAGGCGGGTGCCTGAATTGGGGCGGACGACAACAAAATCGCCAACTTTGCAGCTAGGTCCGTTTGGAAAACGGGTAGCGTCTTTATAGCAATCAGGCCCTACCTTTACTACAAACAGTACTGGGGTCAGCACTTCTTCGTAGTACATAGATTTACTGGACTTGACGATACCAACATCACTATCTGCATACTCCTCTATCGCTTCGGGAACGACAGTCAGCATGTAATAGGTAGATGGATCAGGCAACTGTTTTGCTTTCTCTTCGTCGGTTGCGTTAAGCACCTTGGAAAGGTCTACAGCGGAAACATCAAACTCACTCATCGGCATACTCCATTTTCTGCACAAGGTCTCTGACAAGTTGTTCTGCATGAGTCAGACCCCGGATGACCCCGCAGACATGCCGATACTCGGCAAAGTCTTTTGCACCTCCTCCAGCGAGGAAGGAAATTTGATCGCCGCGAAGCTTGTCAACTTCTTTGGCTAAATATTGAAACGCTTGGTTGCTCATTTAGCTCCCTTTTTATTCTGTTGCTGGCGCTGCTGATTTTGTATAGCCATCTGTGCTTTGTGTTTAGCTAAATCAGCGCCTATACGTGCGCCATCAGTTTCTTGCTGTCGGGTAAGCTGATCTTTTTTACCGGCGGCAGTAGCACTAACTTGCATAGCCGCAATCTGCATCTGGGCTTCAATCCGAGATTTCTCAATCTCCAACTGGTCAGCTTTAGATGCGGCGTCTGTTGCTTGCTTCTGTGCTTTGAGTTGTAAATCTTGCTTTTTAAGCTGCAACTCTTGCATCTGCATCTGAACAACTGGGTCTTGCATCTGTTGTTGTGCCTGTTGTTGAGCGGCCTGTTGTTGGTCGCGTTGAAAAATTTGCTGTGATGCTTTGGCTGCCGCCACAGCAATCTGGTCTGCCATCTCTGGAGCCATGTGTTTGTTTTGCTCCTCACCGGGAAGCGGAGCACCAATCATCTCTTCAATTTGACGGCGGTACTCTAGAGCTACGTGCTCGTTAATGTGCGCCATAGCTGCTGCCATGATTGCCTGAGCCTGCGGATTCATCTGCATTATTTGCTGAATCTTGGGGTTCTGTATTGCAGACATGTGAGTCTGTATGTGCGCTTGGTGATTTTGCTCAATAAACGCTTTAACAGGCTTACCAGTAAGCAAGTTCTGATTTTCTTGCACTGGGTCTGTAGGTACTGCGTCTTCCTCAGTTTTAACGAGTTTTTCGCCGTTTTTTACACCCAAAACTTCAATCATTTGGCGGTGTAGAAGTGCCATGTCATACAGTTGTGGTGCTGTCTGGGCAAGTTGTAAAACAGCCTGATATGTAACGATTTTTTGCGCCATTGTCGCGGCGTTTGGATCGCTAACAGGAATCACATCTGTAGAGTCGTAGTCAGACTTCTTAGCCTTACGACCTGCGTCTTCTGGCTCGTAGTCATACTCTTCTGGTGTGTAGTCTGCAATGATGATTTTGAGTAACTTAAACTCTTGTTTCATCGCATAGTGCAAGCGAGCCTGCACAGCCGTCATTACCTTCAGTGTGCGCTCCAACAGAGCCAATGTTGTACCCACTGGGGCATTTGCACTCATATCACTGACGTTCATGTCCCCACTAGATGCAAACGCGCGACCCTCGGTCACGATCTGCTGGAACAACGCCATCAAAACTTGTGAAGGCTCCTTATATGGAAGCGGTAAGATGTTGTCACGGATACTTCCGGAAGGGACATCTACGTCCCTAAATTCTCCGGGTTGGATGGGGGTGTCGTCCCCTTTAATCCGTAGTCCTCGAGATTTAAGTCCTCCGGGGAGATTAGATAGAGTGCCCGCGTCAACAAGTTGGCGGATAAGCATCGTTGCTGATTTCGCGTAGCCTCCGATAAGGTGGATAAGACCATAACCATAGAAGCCAAAACCGGGGATGTATTGGTAGTGGACGAAGTGCTGTCGTTTAGTGTGGAGGACATCGTCTTCATACCAGTTTCTCCTAATAGCTAAGATAGTGCGTGAGGTCTTCTCTATGGTAACAACATATGGTAATGCGATACCTGTCTCACGTCCCTTCTTATCCTCATGCTTAAACCCTTTTAAGTCTAAGTTGACATGCATCTCAAGTATGCGGAAGCGATCGTCTTGAGTCGCAGACATGCCAGTCTCTTCGGCTTTCTGCTTCTCAATATCGTCTAACTCATAGCCCGGCTCACCTAAATCAACGTCGGCGTAGAACCCAGCCTCTTGTAACTTAACAACCTCGTTCTCCGTCTTGCGCATTACGTGCGTAACTCGCTCAGCGTCCTCAATACTAGAAGCGCCATATGGAACTACGATGTCTTCTGCTGGAATAAACACAGCAACTTGGCGGCCCTTGTTTGGATCAAAATACACTTTTTTGAACGCGCTGCCTGCGAGTGGCAGTGACCACAACATCTTCTCGTGCTCTGGACGGTACTCAGTCATCACATCTGTTAACTGATAGTTCATGTCCTCGCGCACGCGTGCGGCGGCTTCTTCTTTAAGTAAGTTGATAGCGCCAACAATCTGGGTCTTGACAGGCCCCATCGCTGGGAATGTCTCCATCATTGCTTCAGATTGAAAACGCACTACGGATTCGGTGAGCATCGGGTGGAACACACCACAAGCGCCCTGCCAAGGTTCAGTTCTCTCTTCGTAGTTCAAACCTAGAAGTTTTAGACCATCTACATACGTCTTGATCCAGTCCTTGCGGTCCATCGTGTCTTTATCAAAATCTTCTACTAACTCCTCCGCTAAGCCAGACAAGTCTCCGTTGTCCATGTATTCAGCAAGGTTAGCGTCAAAAGTGTCCGCTGTCTCTTTTTCAGGCTTGAGTTGAATCTCTATATCACCCAGTCCAATATTTACTTCTTCTGGGTCTTCGATCTCGATCTCTATATCAGGCCCCATGTCCTCTGTGGGGAGTCCCATAGGTGCTTGGTATAAACCTTTGTCCATCATGCCTGTTGCCATATCATGTCCTTATACTGTGTAGTACCGCTCAGAAGCGCGGCGACCTTTGAAATAAACTATGTCATCCGGCTCATCGCTCGGTAAACGTAAAAATCCACCCTGCCTGAATCTCATCAGTGCAAGTGTAGTTGAGTCAACCAAGTCATCATGCTCGCCTGACGGGAAAGATGCAATCTCATCAACCAGTTCTTCCGCCCATCTTGTGCGTGGAACCCACACCTTACCGCTAGCGATGATATCGCTAACAGAGTTCAAACGGGCAAACTTATCTTGACCTTTACCCGGCGTGTACTCACTAACTGGAATGCCCATCGCACGTAAGTCATAGATCAGCGGCGCACCTGACGCTTTCTTCTCTACTATTAGAGTGTCTGGCTCGTACTCGTTGTACTCTCGTAGCACATCTCTCTTTAGTTCTGGAAACTCAACGCGCTTCTTGTATGTATTTAATAGTATTAAGTACTTCTGACTGTCTTTATGGTGGGTGAACACCCCCCAAGTAGTGCCAGCACTATAGTCAGCCCTATTGTTCTTCTCAAACGCAGTGTCCCAAGACTGAAGTATGTACTCACATTCAGGGGGATTGTCTTCCTCCCACCATTGCCACCAGTCACGCTTAATAATAGCGCTCTCGTTACCCACAGGATTCTGCTGATACTGAGCCTGCCACTTGCTATTGGGCAATTCTTCCCGTAGGGCTTCTAACTCCACTAAAGACCAAAAGCTAGGCCATAAGGGTTTACCCGAAGGTAGGATCGCTGGGAACTCAATCACTTCCCACCCCTCGCCGCCCCGTTGGGCGTCGGCCTTGAGCACTTGGCCTGTCAGGTCGCGTTGAGACCAGCGAGTCATCACTATAACAATAGAGCCACCCGGTTGCAAACGCTGTCTTGGACCGGACGTATACCACTCATACACCTTATCGTAGATTTCTGGGCTGGTTGCAGCTAGCGCCGCCTCTTGTTCTGAATGCGGATCGTCAATAATGAGAATATCAGCGCCCTTACCAGTAACGGCACCGCCAACACCGATAGCAAAATAATCGCCACGCTGATTAGTGTTCCATCTACCAGCCGCCTTAGAGTCGGCCTGCAGTCCAACACCCGGGAAAGTCTCTGAAAATACATCGCTATCTACCAAGTTACGTACTTTACGACCAAAACCAACCGCTAATTCGGCTGTATGGGACGTTTGAATGATCTTTTTCTCTGGAAAGTTGCCTAAAAACCATGCTGGAAGCAAATATGAGGCAAATTCTGACTTCGTATGGCGTGGAGGCATGTTAATAATGAGCCTTTTGCACTCTCCACGGGCTACACGCTCAAAAGCATTAGCCATTCTCTTGTGGTGTGCCCCTTCAATGAAGTGAGGCCACACTTTTTTTACAAAAGTCATGAACGATTGACGCGATTCTTCACGTTCTTTAAGAATTTCATGCTCTTCTACTGATGCATAGAGGTCTCTAGCCTCCGCCTCAGACATATTAGGTATTCTTTGCAGTAGTTTTTTAAGTTCAGCGGACGTCATCTTCTCTTTCTTTGGCTTTTTCCGCTGCCGCCTTCAAACTTTGCGTTCTACTTTCTTCTCTCTCGCGTGCCAAAGCATCTAATTCGATGTCTACCTCGTCTACTGCTTCTTCTATAACCTCAATTCCTAACTCTTGGGCTAGTCTTGGGGTGGCATCTTCGACGTCTGACCCCAGTAGGCGTGAGATTTTTTCTTGTAGGACTTGTTTAATGTCTCCGCTAGAACGATGAGTAATTGTTACTTCGGATTTTTCTGTGAAAGCACCAACATCACTCATTTTTCCGAAGAGTTCTAGAGCACGTAACTCTGTCTTATCGTCTCCGCAGTCGGAGATTTCTAAGAGCTTATTCATTATGTAAGTGCGAGCTTGGGTCGCGTCGAGCACGATGCGTTTGTCGTACTCATTAAGGAGGGCCCCTAGTTTTAGAGCTACGCTACCTTGGTATAGAGATGCAGGATTAGTTGTGTTGGGGTCTTGCCCCTTCTTCTTTTTTACATCTACTTGTGTAAAAAGTTTGCGGGCTGCTTCTTCATCTTCTTGCGTCATCTCAAACGGCATACCTAATTCAAACATTAGCGATGCGGTGTCGGCAGCGACACGGGCATTTCCTTGCAGGGAGTCTGCTACTTCTTCGTGGAAGTTCTTTGGAAGCGGATGATCCGCAGTTGGCGTAATGTTCATAGGAGGAAAAGGGGCACTCCGGTTGTTGCGCCCGAATATAGCACAAAAAAAGGCCCCCAGTTACGGGGGCCAAGGAGGGAGTATGACAAATACAAAAAACACCGCCTGTTGAGCGGTGTAGAAATTATATATTAGTGGTGACGTTTTGGGTCCCTTTGACGGGGGGTAATCGGCAGGCAAAATGCAGGCGCCTCCCTGCCAGAAAAAATATACCCCCCGGGGGTATACAAAAGTATTACATATGGGGGCCTCCAATTTCAAAGTTAGGTTTCCTTTGTGCAGCACACGGTGTAATTGGCGCCCGAGGGACCCGTTGGAATTCTGGGGTGGTGGGGGTCGACCACTGGGACCAGTGACCGTTCTCTATGGGTCTGGCGGTGGAAATAAAAAAGCCGCGCTGATTAGGCGCGGCAAGATATAGATATATAAGCGGCTTAAGCCGCCGTGTGGTTATAAGATATCGGGCATGTAGTGGAATTCACCGTGTGCTTGACCTGCTAGGCGCATGTTGTGCGTCCGCCAGTCCTCTAGGCGTTGTTCGGCTTCTTCGCGTTGACAGTATATTGTGGTCACTGTCGCGCGTTTCTGTACCGTGATACCGTTGGGTGTGGACTGCATTACCGTAATGAATACTTTTAATTTGCCGAACATATTATTCCTTTACTCTATTTCATAGTTGATATCAAAGCCGCCAGACAGTACATCCAGTGCGGCTTGTAACTGCTCAAGATCTGTACACTTATTCACGGCTTCGCGTGTCTCGGCGCGTAATGCTTTCAGCTCTTCACCGTGCGCTTTGTTCTCTTCGCTGGTCTTTGCCTTTAACACTGTCTCTAGTTCTTTCAGTTCTTTCTTAAGATCTACCACTTCGCCGCCTTCACGTTGTTCTTTCGCTGGTTTGCCTTGTTTCACGGCTTCAGCGATCGCGCTGTAGTTCTTTGATATTTGTTCTTTGATAGTGTGTGCGGCTTTGTCCGCATGCTTTGCCAGTACTGCCGCCGCCTTTACTTCACGCGCCGTGGCTTTCGCTGTGGCGGCTTTGCCTGTGCTCTTCGGTTTGGTCAATCCGAATAGTTCATTCAGTGTGGCAGCAAACCTAGACCATGCACTGTCTGCCGCGCCGCCTGTATTTTCTGAATTGTTGTGCATGTAACCGTCCTTCCACTGAACAGCGTATTCCGTCCACTGGTCAAATGTCGGATTAGTTCCAAGCGTTTTGGCGGCGTCCGATGCGATCCCTACGGCTTCTAGTCTATTTGCTGAGTACCGTCCGCCTTGCTCATATGCTTCTGTGCGGCGATCGTGACTAAGTGCGTGCACTACTTGTGCGACTGGGGTTTTGTCTGTCATAGCATTTTCTCCTTTAGGTTTGCTACTCACTACAGAAGCCAATCTTCTGAAGTGAACTGCATTACACCACAAATACTATACACTGTCAAGAGATTTTTAAAATATATTTACTGGACATATTCCCAGTGGCGCAAGCATGTCCAAGACAGGGATCGGTCATTGCAACGCGGTAGCCAAAAAAAGAGGGAGGGTTTCCCCTCCGCTCTTACGCTCTCGGTCTTAGCCGATCGTCACTTCGTAGTTGGCTTCGTCGAGAATACTGGTTGCGGTTTCTAGTAATTCAATATCGGTACACTTCTTAGCCAGTTCAATCAGGGCAGATCGGGCAGATTTAAGTTCTTCTTTAACTCCGCTTTCTTCGATCTTGGTACGCGCTTTTAGAATGTTTTCCAGTTCCTTAAGCGTTGCCAACTTCTTGGTCGGATTCTTGGCTTGCAACTCATACGCTTGTTTTAGATTTTCGGTGATTTGGTGCGTAGGTATCAACTCATATTTTTTAGCCAGTTCCTCCGCTTTTTTAGCCCTCTCGTTGGCTTTCTTAATTGATGCCTGAGTTTGTGCCTTTGGTATCGTGAAACCATAATCTGCAACCAAGCGATCTGCAAAGCGTTTGAAGGCTAAATCAGATGCGTTGCCCTTAGTTTGTGGCTTTGCTGTTATATACCCAGTTACCCAGTCGGTGCGCTTTGCAATCCAGTCGGTGTAGGTCGGCTCAGTTCCAATGTCCCGAGCGAACATTTCCAAGGATTCTTTCGCATCAATTTCAGACTTTGCGAACATTGCACCTGATCTAGATGCCTGAGTTTGAATGGCTTGCGCCACAATAGTTTTTTCCATTTGGTTTCTCCTGTATGGAAGTTAATCCAAGAAAGCCCTCTTTCTTGGTATCCTAGTATTAACACAAATTCTATACAAAGTAAACTAAAAACTAACTAGTTTCAAAATGTTTAACAGTGAGACATAATTTCACTTTGGAAGTTTGTCAGGGCTAGGGATCGGTCATTGCAACGCGGTAGCCCTTTGTTCGCGTAATGTTCTGCCCCTATTGTTCTATTGTTCTGTGGTGCTAAAAAACAACGGAACAATACAAGTCGTTGATACATAAGGCTTTTTTGCCTATTGTTCTATTGTTCTATTGTTCCGTCGAAAAAAGCAAGTTTGAAAAAACGCAGTTCAAACCCGCACCCCAGCAAGTGTAATACTAATGTATATTTCATTTGCCCCCTATATATATTTTTAAAGAACAATAGAACAATAGAACAATACAACAACAATACAACACAACATCTATATAAATCAACAACTTACAGCGATTTCATAATGTTCTACTTTAAAAACATGGTTACAGAACATTAGGTACATTAGGTACAATAGGAACTTTCGGGTTAAGTTTAGAGGGGACACCACTCCCTTTCAGAGTACAAACACTTGACATTGTATAGTATTTGTGTTATACTGTGGCTCTGCCACACGGCAGGGAGGTTGTTGTGCGCGAGTAGGTTGTGCCCAGTCTCAGCGACATACTTTCACTTTGTAAGTTTGTCTTAACAGGAGTCTTATATGCGGTGTATTAAATGTTTGACTAACGGTGTAGGTCGCAAGCGTGCGTCTTATGGTCACTTGCTATGCAAGCCATGCGGTGACGAGCAAGCCCTGAAAGATCGAGCCAAGTGGACTGTGGTGCAAGAGTACGGTAAAGGGTGCTATCAGTTCGTCACCCACGCATCTGCACCGACTGTGTTAAAAAACACCAATCAGAAATCAACAAGGGGTGACTTATGACATGGGCACAGGGGGTTTTATTTGTATTGTTCTTATTTGTTTTCTTTATTGGACTGACGGAGGGCTTTGATGATTGAAATTGATATGGGCGCTGTTATGCGTTGCGCTATTCAGCACATGGACGCAGAGAATGATTTGCGTTGGTCTATTGGTATGGCACTAGAAGAACTGTATGCAGAT